GTTAAGGCAGGTCCAACGTATGAATCTCAACGTGAAGAAACGAGAGAAACCTTGATTGAGATAATGAGACAAGTACCGGGATCTGCTGAATTTATAGGTGACATTTTATTAGAACATATGGACTTTGAAGGGGCAGAGAAAGTGGCAGAGAGAATGAGGATGGCTACACAGCCACAACCTCAACCTCAACAGCCTCAGCAACCTCAACAGCCTCAACCACAAGCTCCACAAATTGATCCAAACACGGGTCAGCCAATACAACCACAGGGACAGCCTTTGCCACGGCAAGGAATCCCTCAATAAGGAATAAACTATGAACGACTCAACAGCCCAAGACGGAATTGAGACAGAAGAAACCACTGATGAATCAGATACAGAAACCATAGAAGAGGACGTTGAGGATTCGCAAGAAGACCTTGATGAAGACGATGATGGCTATTCTGATGATGATGACGCAGATGAAGATGCCCCAGAACTTAGAGAATATGATTTTGGTGGCAAGAAGTTTAAGTTAAATAAAGATGCGTTATCAGATGAAGAGTCAGAACAATTCGAGTCTTACGGTAAAGGGTTACAATCTGACTACACAAAGAAAACGCAAGAACTAGCAAGCCAGAGAAAGCAGATCGAGGCTAGAGAACAATCGGCTGAGAAACTATTATCTCTACAGGGTGATACCCTTGACATGTATTCACAAGGTCTTGCAATTCGCCAAGAACTCGCCCAATTGAATGGGATTGACCTGAACCAGCTTTGGCAATCGAACCCTGATCAAGCCAGACAAGTTTCAGATGCGATCTCACAAAAGACAAAGGAGTTTAACGCAACAGTTCAACAGGTAAGTGCTAAGGAGGGCGAGATGGCTCACACTAAGCAAGCGGATAGACAGGCTAGAGAAGTAGAGGGAGAGAAAGCCCTAAACGCCAGAATCCCACAATTTACCGAAAAAGTTGGTGAGGTACTCGACTATTTCTGCAAAACCTTTGGTGCTGATAAGAAGGCAGTAGAGGCAGGATGGCGATCCGATCCAGTAGTAGCTGAACTAGCGTACAAGGCGATGATGTTTGACAAGATGAAAGCAAATGTCAAGAAGGGTAGCAAAGTCAGCCCTGCGACAGCAACAGAATCTAAACCTGTTAAGGGAAAAGGTGGCAGACATAAATCTAACACTCCTACAGATAAAGATTCTGCTAAGTCTTGGCTTGCAAAACGTAACGCTCAACTAAGAAAAAGAACGGGGTAGAACCCGTTTAATAATAATTATTAAAGGAAAATATAATGGCAAATACATTAATCACACCAACCGCAGTAACCCGTGAAGCCTTACGGATACTCCACCAGAAGTTAAATTTCGTAGGATCAATTAATCGCCAATATGATGACCGCTTTGCAAAGAGTGGTGCAAAAATTGGTGATAGTTTATCAATCAGATTGCCTAATGAGTATGTAGTCCGTACTGGGGCAGCTTTATCAACTCAGGACACAACTGAAGCAAGCGAAACCTTGCAAGTTGCAACCCAGAAAGGTGTTGATCTTAGCTTCCTATCTTCTGATCTAACAACGGACTTAGATGATTTCTCTGACCGTATCCTAAAACCAGCTATGTCTGTATTGGGTGCAGCTATTGAAAGCGATGCTATCTCAATGTATGCAGATGTTTCAAAAGAAGTTTCTGACATTGGGGCAGCTATGTCGATTGCAGATGTTCTCAACTCCAGCAAGGAGCTTACAGATTCTCTTGCTGCTGATGAACGTACCTTGATCTTAAACACTCAAGCTAATGTTGATTTGGTTGATGCACTCAAAGGACTGTTTAACGATCCTGCTAAATTGTCTGATAACTACCGTAAAGGTATGGTTGCTAATAACTTCCTTGGATATACGGACGTTTTTCAGAATACCATGATGCCTATCCATACCACTGGTACTGATGATGGTACTGGTGATTATTTGGTAAATGGAGCAAGTGAATCAGGTGCTTCTATTACTGTTGATACAGGTGCAGGAACATTAATCAAAGGAGACATCATTGTCTTTGCTGGAGTGTATAGCGTTCACCCAGAGACTAAGTCTAGCACTGGTATTCTAAAACAGTTCGCTGTTGCAGCTACAACTGGAACTTCAGCAACTGCTATAACTATCACACCATCATTGACTGCATCAGGAGCCAAGCAGAATGTAACGGCTGTACCTGCTAATAATGCAGCAGTATCATGCCTTGAGTCTGATCGAGCAACGGCAGTTGGAGCATCTGCTGATTACGCTATCTCTCTTGGGTTCTGTAAGAACGCTTTTGCATTTGCAACGGCTGATCTAATCATGCCTAAAGGCGTGGATTTCTCAGCCCGTGAAGTGATGGATGGCATCTCGATGAGAGTTGTTCGTCAATACACAATTGCAGACGATAAGTTTCCTTGTCGTTTAGATGTGCTTTATGGATATAAAACTATCCGTGAGCAAGAAGCAGTTCGTATCGGAAGCAACTAAGTAATGTTGGGGAGTGCTTACAAAGGCTCCCCTCCATCTTAACCTTGGAGATAATGGGGAAGCATGGCTAACTTTTTAAAGATAATTCAAGACGCAGCTGATGAGATCGGAATTGCTCAACCAGCCTCTGGTATTGGGAACGGTGCTATCGAAACAATCAAGCTAATCCGCTATGCTGAAAAGGTTGGTAATTCGTTGATGAAAGCTTTTCATTGGCAAATTCTCACAAAAGAAAAGACGTTTACATCGGTTGCTACAGAAACACAAACCTCGACAATACTTGAGGCTGACTTTGATAGATTTATACCAGAGACATTTTGGGACAGGACTGATTCATTTTTAATGACAGGTCCGATTGCAGCTAAAGAATGGCAAAACCTAAAGGCTACTGATTACGATAATACTGGTGCTAGAAAGTTTAGATTAAGGGGTGACTCTATTTTAATAATCCCAGTCCCCACGGCTGGACTCTCATACGCTTATGAATATATCTCAAACAAGTGGGTGGATATTGCAGCATCTGGAACACCAAAAGTTTCCTTTTCTTTAGATACGGATATCCCTTTGTTAAATTCAGAGTTGCTTGTTCTTGGCATAGTTTATGAATACTTAGATGGTGATGGATTGCCTTCAGGTTCAGCAGCAAAAACATATATGGACATGTTTAAATTGCTTGCTAAAAACGATCAGCCTTCATCTGGAACATTGAACGCTGGTGATATTTTTAGTGGGAAACCTACTGGAGGGACTACAGTCATATGACCCTTGGAATAACAAGAACAAGACCTGCATCGGTATCAAAAACTTTGCCTGCTCCAACAGGGGGATGGGATACTCGACACGCATTAGCTTCTATGCCTTCAGATAACGCAGTCATATTAGATAACTTTTTTCCTGAGACTGAACACGTTACACTCCGTGGTGGTTCTATCTCTTACGCAACCGGGATGAGTGGGAATGTAGAAACTCTAATGGAATATGCACCGCTGACAGGGGTAAATGAGTTATACGCTTGCAACAACGGGAGCATCTACGAAGTTACTGATTCAGGTGCAGTTGGTTCAGCAGTTGTCTCGAGTCGATCAAATAATAAGTTTCAATATACTCAGATCGGTACGGCTGGGGGACAGTTTTTATTCGCCTGTAATGGTGAAGATACACCACAAACTTATAATGGATCAGCATGGGCTAATTCGACAGCATCAGGCCCAACTATTGCCAACTTGATCTGGTGTACTACTCACCAAGCAAGAATATTCTTTGGTGAGAAAAACAGCCTATCTTTTTGGTATTTAAGTACTAGGGTTATTAATGGGGCAGCTTTGGAATTTCCTCTTGATGGTATTTTTAAAAGGGGTGGTTACATTATGGCAATGGGTAGCTGGACAAGAGATGGAGGTTCAGGCCCTGATGATGTAGCCGTATTTTATTCTAGTGAAGGAGAGATTGCCGTTTATTCTGGGACTGATCCATCAAGTGCAAGCACATGGGCATTGGTCGGTGTGTTCCAACATGGAAGACCTATCGGTAGACGTTGCGTTACAAAGGTTGGGAGTTCTCTTGCTTTGATTTCAGAGAATGGGTTCCAAGATGTTTCTAGCATTCTTTCGGTTGATCGAGCATCTTCAGAGAATGTTGCTATATCAAAACAGATTAATGATGCAGTTAATGATGCAGTTAAAAGTTATGGAGATTTATTTGGTTGGCAACCAATTCTTTTCCCTAAATCACAGATGTTAATGTTCAACATACCGATAAGTGCTACAGAAATGCACCAATATGTATTCAACTCATTAACTGGCGCACCATGCAGATTTAAGGGGCTTAACGCTCTTTGTTGGGGGATGAAGGGTGATAAGATGTTTTTTGGGAAGACTGACGGCACAGTACATGAGTTTGATGGGGTTGACTCCACAGGGGATGCTTATACATCGGACGATGGAACATCTATCACTGGAGATGCGATGGCTGCTTTTAGTTATTTTGGATCAAAGGGGAGTGAAAAGGCTTTTAAGTTAGTTGAACCTATTTTTATAAGCACAGGTAATCCAAACCCTGCTCTTGATCTAAATGTTGATTTCACAACTTATGCTCCTGTTGGACAAGCTCAACCTTTGCCCAATAGTGCAGGGCAGTGGGGTGTTGCTAAATGGGGCGTTTCTCTCTGGGGCAAATCTGACCAAGTTTTCAAGGGATGGTTAGGGGTTCGTGGGCATGGACGTTCAGCATCTTTAAGAGTGCGAGTTACAACGGCTATCTCAAGACCATCATGGATATCAACTAATTACACATTTGTCAGAGGTGGACAGATTTGACCGATATACAGAAATTGTTCCCTAGAGATATTAGGGATAGACCAGCTAAAGAAAAAATCAATGTTTTGATTGATTGCATCGCTGGAGATATACAAAAGCCAGCAGGTAGTTATGGAGTCTTAACAACGGATGGTGTCATTTTAATGGCAACAGGAACGGCTACATTATTCACGGCTGTAGGAAATGAGGATCAAAGAATTATCGTCAAAAGGTTGGCAGGGTCTACAATCACAATTGATGGAGCTGGATCGGAAACGATTGATGGAGCAACAACGAAAACACTAGGCACTCAGTATGATACTTTAACCCTTATTTCTGATGGGGCTAACTGGCACATTATATGAGGAACACACCGACATTGCTTTATGGAGAATCTGAAGAGGTGTCTGATTGGGTGTCTCGACATATTCCAGAAGTTAATAACGGCTTTAAAGAGGCAACAGCTATTGGCGTTATTTCAGAAGGAAAGTTAATAGCAGGGGTTGTTTACAATGAATGGCAACCAGAGTATAAAACGATACAATTAAACATTGCAGCAACCAACCCAATGTGGGCAAGGAAAGAAGTGATTAGTGGCTTATTAGCCTATCCATTTTACCAAGTTGATGTTTTTAAGTGTTGGCTAACAATCCCATCAGATAACAAACGATCATTGAAAATGACAGATCATGTTGGATTCACTAAAGAAGGTGTTATGGCTCACCAATTTGGAAAGAAACGACACGCAGTTATAAAAAGGATGTTCAAACCAGATTATGAAAGAATGTGGAGAAAAAATAAATGATAACAACTTTAGACATTAAACAACTAGAACGATTCTTTGCAAAATTGGATCAGAAAAAAGGTGGTGGTGGTGGTTATTCGCCTCCCCCAGCCCCTGACCCAGTGGCTACGGCACAAGCACAAGGGGCAGCTAATAAAGAAGCAGCCATCGCCTCGCAAGAATTGAACATGATAAACCAAATAAGTCCTTATGGGAATTTAGACTTTTCTCAAACTGGTACGTCTGCTGCTGAGACTCCACAATATACAGCAACCTCGACACTCAGCCCATCAGGACAAAGACAACTTGATCTAACAAATCAGGCAGCTGAAAAATACGGGCAGACAGCTAATGAACAACTTAACCAAGTTTCTGGTCAGTTATCTCAACCCGTTAACTTTGGTGATCTTAGCCCTGCTCCAGCTGCTGACTTAAGTTCTTTGGGTCAAGCCCCAACAGCAAGCTTTAGTAATTTGGGTGCAGCTCCTACTGCAAGTTATGACTCTCTTGGCTCTGCCCCAGTTGCAAATGAGCAGACAAGGCAATCGGTACGGCAGTCTATTCAAAATCGGGAACAACCTTATCAAGAGAGAAAACTAGATCAGTTGAGAAGTCGGCTAGACACCCAAGGAATTGCACAAGGGTCAAAAGCTTATTCTGATGCCATGTTTGATTATAACAGAGGCTTGAATGATTTTAATCTTGGGGCAGATACTCAGGCATTAAACCAAATGTCACAGTTATACGGATTGGAAGCTGATCAACGTAATCGAGCAACAAATGAAATTGGACAACTTTATGGGTTGCAAGCTGATCAAAGAGGGAGAGCTACCAACGAAATAGGACAACAGTTTGACTTTAGCAACCAAGCAAGGGATAGAGGCTTAAGGGATATAGAAGCACAATACAGGTTGGATGCTAACGCAAGAGATCGAGGTGTTAATGAATTAGTCCAACAGAGACAAATTCCTCTGAATGAGTTGGCTGCAATGTTGTCTGGGTCACAAGTACAAGGCCCATCTTTTATTAACACGCCTCAACAATCTATGCAAGCAGGTGATATACAAGGAGCAACTTACGCTAATTACAATGCTGCAAATAACGCTTATAATCAACAACGTGCATCTCAGGCACAGGGCAAGGGTGCAACGGGCGATCTGCTTGGAAGTTTGGCAATGGCAGGGGCAACGGCTTTTTCAGATAGACGGGTTAAGGAAAACATCAGGAAGATTGGTCAACTCGCTAATGGTCTTTTTGTCTATGTGTTTAATTACATTTGGGGTGGTCCTGAACAGATCGGGGTTATGTCGGATGAAGTTAGGAAGATCATGCCTCATGCGGTTATTGTTCATTCTAATGGATATGATATGGTCAACTATGAAGAGGTACTCACATGAGAGGAAGAGGAATAGGAAGTTACGGGCTAGGGGATAAATATGTTTCTCCTGACAGAAGATTGGCGAAAATGTTAATGGAAACCAACTCACGAAAAGGGCAACCTTCTAATAATTGGGTTGAAAGCCTTGGAAGAATAGCTCAACAACTTGCTGGTGGTTATCTAGTGGGTCGGGATCGGAAAAACCAAGATGTTGCTAACAAAGCATTCACTGGAGTTCAGCCAGATTCTTATACAAGACAGCCAACAATAAGTGAAGCAGATGCACGGGGGAGCAGTCAGGTTGGTGATATTTTAGAGCAATACAACGATCAGAATCTGATGGAAGGTCCAATGGTACGATACAATGTGAAGAAGATTGGTGAGCAACAAGACCGCATCACTCAAGCAGAAAAAGCTATAAATGAGGCGAATAATCCTGAAACTCCTTCTTATATTAATGACCCAGCCGATAGAGCTAGACGTATCGAATTTGAGAATCAATCCATAGCAGATGCAAATATGGATATTGACCGTTTCGGGGATCAATTCAATGCCCAGATGATTGGGGGAAGAACAAACAAAGACGAATATGTCAATAGAGAAGTTAGGGAACAAATGGAAGCAAGTGAGCAAGATGTGCTAGACAAGAAAATGCCCCAGTCTGAGTACTCCATGCAAAACTTAAGAGGGTTAACAGATAACCCATATGCACAAAGGTTATTGCAAGGCTTGATGATGCAAAGTGCTGATAGGGATTACGCTTCTGGGTTGGCTGAAACTAAGCGAGGGTATGATGTAACTGATGCAACAACTGTTTATGACAGGCAAAAGGAATTAAAACAAATACCTATGAGTCCTGAGCAGTTTGAGCAAAAGCAATTGCTCACTAAACCTCCAAGACAGCAATTTCTAACAACAGCAGAGGGTGTTTTTATGGTTAATCCCGATGGAAGTAAGGGTTTGCGAGTAGGATCAACCCCTACACTGTCTGGGTTTCCATCACAGATTGGTGGGGCAAACACACCACAAGGAGGGTTAGGGCAGGTTGGACCTGCCACAAATCAGAGTGGAGTCCCTGTCCATGGGGAGAAACCATGGGAAAGGTTACCACCAAGGAATCAAGGCCCGATGCAACAAGAAGTACACAAGACTTCAAGAGCAATGCTTGAAAAAAATAGGCAAGAAATAGCGAAAATGCAAACGATGGGCGAAAGTCTTCAAAGGTTCCAGTATCTAAACAAAAAGCAAGATAAAGAAGCAGAAAGTGAATTGTTTGGAACTAAAACTGGCTCTGTGATTGACAGGATGACAGACATGTCTCTTGACCCTGACAAGCAAGAGATGGTGCGGATACAAAACCTATTGACACCACAGATGAGGCAGGGTATGCCGGGTGCAGCATCTGATAGGGATGTTGCAATGTTCAGAGGTGCAACCGTTGGGATCAATGTAGAAAGAGAAGTGAACGATAATCTTGTTTCTGGGGCTATGGCAAGACTGAAAAACCTTAAAGACCGACAGTCGTTTATGGAAGAATATTTTCAAAAAAATCAGCATTTAGATGGAGCCGAAACATATTGGAAGGAATATCTTGAAGCCAACCCAATTTTTGACCATAGTCCAGAACTTGTTGGATCATACACTCTAAATAAAAACCGAAAGAGCTATGGAGAATTTTTTGATGAGAAATCTGCAATCAGATTAGTTGATCCATCAAGGAGAAGCACAGATAAAAAAAGATCAACGGACATCCCAGAAGGCTTTACAGTTTCTGAGTGGGGACGCTTATCAAAACAAGAACAAAATGAGTACATAGAGGCTATTGAATAATGACACCAACACAAACTAGGTTGAGGCTAAAAGCACTTGCAAGAGAACGAGAAGCACAAGCGTCACAAACCCAAGAGACAGAAGATGAACGCAACATGTTTCAACAAGCTGGTGACTATGTGAGTGGGGTGACAGGTGAAGCCTTGAATACTGCAACATTTGGCATGGCTGACAAGGCGAAAGATTTGGGTGGTCGTTTGGGGACTGATTTTGGGAACTATATTGGTGGATTGATTAAGCCAGATAGCCAACAAGGAGCTTACCCCCAACGCTATAGGGAACAACGGGCAGAGTTTAGGGAAGAATATCCAGTTTCATCTTTTGTAGGGAGCATGGTGGGTGGTGCAGCTAACCCAATTGCAGGGAAAGTTGGGCAATGGATGGGAGCAGGTAAATCTTTGCCATCGAAAATGGGTAGGGGTTCGGTTGGGGGTGCAGGATTAAGTGCAACCCAAGCTATAGGTGAGTCGAATGCCCCATTGTCAGAAAGGTTGCAAGCTGGGATTGAACCGGGAATCATGGGGGCAGCACTTGGCCCATTAGTCCCAGCAGCTATAAGTGGAGGTTCTAAGCTTGTTCAGGGAGTTAAAAATCAGTTAGCTCGATTTTCTCCTGAGAAGCAACTAACGCAAGCATCAAGACTAATGGCTAAAGCAATAACAGATGACAAATACACAATGGAAACTGCATTAAAAAAACTTAAAGAGTTAGGGCCTCAATCAACTCTGGCAGACCTTGGCGATAACACTAGGTCAGTATTACGAGCTGTTTATGACAGAGGGGGAGAAGGTGCAGAAACAGTTGCTAAATATTTTAGCAAACGACAAGGTGGCACAATGATACCTGAAGATCAAGTTGGCTCTGGTCTGCAAACAGGACATGCTGCTGGGCGAGTTAGAGCTATGATTGATGATTTAGGTTTTGGAAAATATCATGATCGTACTGCATTGGACAAATTACAAAAAGAAGCAACGAAACTTTATGATAAGGCATATGATGAAAACCAATTCGTTAATGACGCTACGGTAAACAAACTGCTAAACCGTGAGGGAATGGGCGAGGTTATGGAAAAGGCTAGGGAGAGCATGAGGCTTAGAGGCCAAACTGTCAGTAAATATAGTCCAGAGAATACATCACAATTTAATGCAGAGGGTGGTGTCGGGAAAGTGGGGGAGGGTTTAAAACTAAGGTTTCTTGACAAAGTGAAACGAGTTTTATACGACATGGAAGAAGGAGAAAGAGATTCTATCACTGGAAGGTTGACAGATAAGGGTGGTGCTTGGAACGAAATTAGACGAGATTTAACAAAGGCACTTGACGATGTTGACACAGGGGGTTCTTACGCTCAAGCTAGGGCTAAAGCAGGGGATAAGCTTTCATCAGAGCAAGCTAGAAGAAGTGGTGATAACTTTATCAGCAAGAACGAATTTGCAGATGAGGAAACTATGGCTAATGAATTAGCTGAAATGTCTCAGCATGAGTTGCAGAATTTTAGAATTGGCGTTGCTAACGCATTAAAAAGGAAGGTGAGTGGAAAAAAATATAAAGCAGGGAATGCCCCTGATGCCCTTAAAGGTGATGACATCCTTGAGGGAAAAATTAAAACTGCTTTTGGTGATGAAGTTTCATTTTTTAAATTCAAGAATCAACTTTTAGCAGAAGATGAACTCCATAAAACATATACCAAACTGGGGCAGACACAAACAAGTAAAAATTTAGGTTCGGCTGAATATGCAGCAGAAAATCAGAGAATCTTGGAGGGACTGCAAAATTATGTCGTTGGGCGTCCTGTTAGGGGGACTATCGATGTGGCGATGGGTCTTAAAGATAAACTCTTCATGCCAAAAAGCATATCTAAGGAACTGGGTGATTTATTAACTAGCCAAAATTTAACCCAGATTGAACAGCAATATAAAGCCAAGCTCTTGAGCCAACTATCTCAAAATAGGTTAGCAAC